GTTCGTTCTCTCCACCTCTATTTTTAATAGCGATAGAACAATTAGTAATATCGGATAAATATTTTAAATCAGGGCATTCTTTAATATCAATATCGGTGTTTATAGGACTATATATTTCTGAAAATCCGCCGACTTGCATTAATACAACAGATTTATCATATTTATGGTTTGCTTCTTTATGATGTTTTAAATATATATTCAAAATATGTGGTTTTTTAGGAGGCATTTATATTATATACAATTTATTTTTTTAAATATATGTTGCCGTCCTCTTAACAATCTATATTAAATAAATATTAATTTAATTTATATTATATAAATAATGGATCATTTATATAAATTCGTAGATTTGTCTTTGATTGGTTTGATATATTTCTTCGGGGGTGTGTGTATATCACACCTTGTCAGCCATTTTACAATTACATATGGTGAAATGGATAATAGAGATCTCAAAAATATTCCTACAATAGAAGTATTTTGGCATTTATGTAAAGAAGTAATAATGATTACAATGTTAACATTTTTATTAAAAAGTATTGTAAAAAATGTACCTTTTTACATCTATAACTTTATCCCATATAAGGGATGTAACCGGATCGACATGGGTGGGAGCATATTATTATCATTCGCTCTGATATCTTACGTTAATCAAGATTTGAATAATAAATTAACTGTGTTTTTATCTCGCCTTGGTATTTTCAAAAATATAGATAACCCTAAATAGTTTATTCAATTGTGCAGTTAATGTTGATATTTAAATATAAAATCACATATTAATATAGATAATAAATGGAAACATCCTTAACTAGTTATGGATATAAAGTTTTAAAAAAAAATCTGACACCTGAACAATGTAATAAAATTAAAAAAGATATGATGATATTACCCTATGTCTATGACCCAATAAAGGGTGGACAAAATAAAGATAAGAAGTTCAATATACTTTCTGAATCTCCTAAAGCATTTTATTTGCCGAGATTTTATGGAATAGATAATTTTGGGCCACCAGTCAAAGATAAATTACAAGGCGGAGAGGATATTAATATTAATTTTAATGGAGATTTAAGAGAAATTCAGAAACCCATTCGAGATGCTTATTTAGAAACTGCTAAGACTAGAGGGGCTGGTATGATTTCTTTAAAATGTGGAGGCGGTAAAACAGTATTAGGACTCAATATCGCGTGTCAACTTAAAAAGAAAACAATTGTGGTTTGTCATAAATCATTTTTATTGGATCAGTGGACAGAACGTATAAATCAGTTTATACCTGATGCGAAAGTTGGATATATTCAGGGTAAAACTATTGATGTAGAAGGGAAAGATATAGTATTAGCAATGTTACAAAGTCTTTCTATGAAGGAGTATCCAGAAGACTTATTTAAACCATTTGGGTTTGCAATTTTCGACGAAGCACATCATTTATCTGCAGAGGTTTTTTCAAAAGCAATGAAAAAAGTATCCCCTAAATATATTTTGGGTTTATCAGCAACCATTAAAAGAAATGATGGCACAGATTATGTATTTAAATATTATATAGGTGATGTGGTGTATGAATCACCTGATGAAATTAATGAACATAAAGTAGAAACCAGATTAATTAAATATGTATGTGATGACCCTAAATATATCAAAAAACAAACTATATTCAACGGCACAATTTGTCGGCCAAAGATGGTTAATCAAATCTGTGAATATAAACCCAGAACAGATATGGTATTAAATTATTTATATAAATATTTCGATGAAGGGAGAACAATATTAATTTTAAGTGAGAGAAGGCAGCATTTAATAGATATGATGGAAACTATAAATGAACATTATGGAACAGAACAGGCCGGATTATATATAGGTGGTGTCCATCCAGAAACATTAGAACATAATGCTACTTTACGAGTCATTTTAGGGACATATTCGTTCTTTTCTGAAGGTGCAGACATACCTTCATTAGATACAGTAATATTATCCAGTCCTGTGGGATCAGTAGAGCAGGCAGTGGGACGAATTTTTCGGAAATATGGTGAACATCATAAATTAATATGTGATATAATAGATGAGAATATAAATTGTTTTGAGAAACAGTCATTGAAAAGAATAAGTTTATATAAAAAAAAGAAATATGAATTATATGAAAATGATAATGAAGAAAAAGAAGAATATAAAAAACGTAATTATAAATCTAAGAAAGATAAGGAAGTTCCGGTATATCAACAAGCATGTTTATTTTGATTAATATAAATAATATTTCACCTGTATTATTTTTCAAGTTCTTCAATTTCTAATGACATATTAGAAGGACCTTTGATATCATTTAAAATATTATCTAATGAATTTGAATTACTTTTTGGTTTTTTTATTGTTAAATTTAATTTTTTCCTATTAGCAGATGTATCTTTTAAACATCTTTTAGTATCTGGATTCCATAATTTACCCTCGGAATCGCATTTTAATTTCTTATCATAAAATTTGTCTTTTAATTTTGCTTTATTTGATGAAGATTTATTTGATGAAGGTTTATTAGATGATTTAGTAGCGGATGATTTTACTACAACGGGAGTTTTAATGGGTGTTGTAATATCAGGTGTTTTTAGATTTGAAGAAGATTTTTTGCTATTTAATTGTTTTGAAATAGTTTTCTTATCTTTTTTCTTAGGTTTAATTGATTCAGTATAATTATATAGTATATCATTTATATATTTTTCATATTTTTTAATATTATAATATTCATATATATCACCATTAAAATTTAGATCAGGTATACTAATAGAATTAGCAACTAATACTTCATTTTTTGTCATTTTACCAGAAGAATATTGTGTAATTAAGAATAAATATTTAATAATATCAGAATTATATAAATTTTTTATATGTAAACCTTCTTCTTGATTATTGACTTCAGTATACATACACATTTCTAATACACCTTTATTATCAGTTTTAGATACATAATCAACTTTATATCCATCAATACCACCACCAAAATTAATAACAATTTTATTAATATCAACAGTATTAATAGGTGTAGCTTTTTTCATAATAGGTATTTTACCGTGTTGTTTATATTGAAAACCTTTTTTATTTGCATCATAATACCAATCAATTTGTGGTCCATTCCAATTAATAATACTACCTTCACCAATACCTCTTTTAAATGTTTTTTTATATTGACTCATTTCAGATATTTTTTTAATAATAATTTGTGATTCATTAGTAATTAGATTAGGTAAATATTCTAAATCATAATTTAATTCAACATTTTCAGATATATATATTTTACCATTAAATATACATTTAGTATTACAATTATTAATAGTTCCTTTTTTTTGATAAATATAATAATCTACTGCTGGAAAGTAATTAATATATTCAACATGTTTAGATTTTTGATCATTAGTATAAATATAATTGAAACGACCATTATTTTTAAGAACTTGCCAAACTTGACCTTGTCTAATTTGTTTAGTAAAATCATATGATTTTAAAAATACATCTTCTTGGAAAATTTCTAATGTGGGTTTTTTCCATCCAGGTGGATGAATAAATAACATATAACCATTATCAGATAACATATAATATGATTTCATAACAAAGTTTTGCCAAAATGCACTACCTACAGATTTACCAGTTTTTTTAGGTGGGTTATATGGTGGATTACCCATAATTATATCAAAAGTTATATCTGGTTTATATTCTTTTTCAATAAATGATTTATTATAAATATTTAATTTATATTGACCACCAGCATCAATACCGCAAAATACTTTGTTAAGGATAAAGATACTCTTTTCACTAACTTCAACCATATATAACATTTTTTCTAAAATATGTTTTCTACGTTTTTCTTCATCTGGTTCCCATTGTTCTAGACCTTTCATTAATTTAAGATAAGCAATTACTGGAAAATTTCCAATACCTACTGCAGGATCTAACCATTTTAGATTTGGATTTGTCCAAACATCTGGTGGTAATTCTTTTAACATATCTTCAACAATTTTAATGGGAGTAAATACTTCACCCTTTTCTTTCCTTTCTTTATCTTTTGGAGCAAGATTATTATTAATATCTTCCAATAATTTATCTGGATCACGAATACCATAATATTGTTTCTTTTGAGAAAATATTATTTTTTCCATATACGAAATATCTTTTGCATCTGTAATTGATTTAATTACTTTATCAACCACGCCTTCATAATAAACTTTATTTTCATCTCCACCTAAACGACCATTTAATATTTTTAAGAACATACTCTTAGATGTTTCATCACTGAATACTTTATCTTTTAATTTACTTATATCTGACATGATATTTACATTTTGATTTTTCTTATATTCATTTAGTAATATACATTTAGAATTGCCATCTAAATAAAGTGTAAATATATTTAGTAATGATATAAGTTCGGCAACTAATTCAGCTGCTAACTTTTCAATTGGAATTTCCTGTATTTGTTTTATCTCTTTTTCAACTTGTTTTTTATCTTTTTCAGATACTTTTTCCTTTTTCTTTCCCGGATCAATTTTATCTTCTGCTTCTTGAATTAATATTTTTGTGGTTTTACTTGAAAATTTTATTTTTCGAAGTTGATTTTCGATCTGACTAATAAATGTAGGAGAAAAGCTAAAATGTTCCGTAATTTTTTTGATACTTTCTACATCTTGATCCCATGACTCATACATTTTGTTAAATAGTTCATTAATGATTTCATCTTTATTTTCTACTTCATTAATGATATCTCCATCAATATCAATTAAATCAATAATTTGTCTATATTCATTTACTTTATTTGAATCTTGTTTAGCATAATTAATATTTTCACTGAATAAATTTACATTTGTCATTGCTCTTTGTGGATTCAAGTCAACCATGAAACCCCATTTCTTTTGATTACAATAACCATCATCATGACATTCAGGTTCTACAACCTCAGTCATAGATCTGAATAACATTTGGAATATTGCATCGGTGCTTTGAATAGTATTCCACATAGCAACAATATCAACATTTCTGAGTGAAATACCTAATTGAAGACGATTACCAGTAAGTATAATTAAGTTTTTCCTATTACCCTTTTTACCAATACTTATTTCATTTTCAAGGGTTTCTATTTCTTTTTTAATGTTATGTGGATCTTTCATATACGTTATAAAATTATCGGAAATACCATCTTTAACTTCTACAGCACAATAATAATGGTATGCTTCTGGTTGGTTTTTAAATTCTGGGTCATTTAATATTAGTAGTAATGCTTTTACTTTATCTTCAATTAATCCATTTGAACCAACAGGTAAAAACCATAATTGACTTGTTACTCTACCTAATTGCATTGTTCTACACGTTCCTTTACACATATCTTTAATTCTAGGGATAATCCCTTTCTTTTTATAAAAATCTTGTTCTCCATAATTCATAGATTTATCTGGTTTACCAAAATAATACCTTAACATTTCATATATTTGCGCAGCATTTTCGAATGAACCATTCTTAGTCATAAATAATTTTGCCATATCAAATCCATAATCTGTATTACCGACTTTATCTTTTTCCATATTTAATTTATCTTTGTGCCATAAAGATGTAATTAAATGTGGTTTTGGATAAACTGAATATGATTGCTTAAGATTTTCTACAATATCTTTTCCAGTTTTATCACCTCTCCATTCTAATGCTTTGGTATAAACTTGTGTTCCAAATCTTTTTTTGATAGGATTATCTAGAATGGATGTTTTATTTAAATTTTTCATCGTATTAATATCATTTATATCCCATGTTAATTTACAATCAGGTTGAATATTATATATCTTTAATGGTTTGTTATATGTTGCAGTAACATATACTTTTGGAATTTTATTGCCGAATGTTTCCAACATTTTAAGGATCTGCATTGATTTATCAGTACTCATTCCAAAATGAGCTTCATCTAAATACATCATTGTAATATCTTTTTTAATTTCTTTAAATGTATCATTTATTCTTTTCTTAATTGCTTCTATTTTTTCGTCACCTTCTTTACCTGGTTCCGCCCAACCAAGTTTTTGTTTAGACATAATTATGACATTGTGTTTTGTTTTATCTAAATCAGATGAATTTATTTTTTTTTTGAAAACTTTATATCCTATATTATTGTTTTGAAAATCAATATGACCATCAAAAATATCTGTATATTCACCAAAAGTTTCATTTGGGGCTGGTGTAATTATCAAGAAATTTAACTTTTTACCTTGCGGATGTTTAATATCATATGCTTTGACATACTCTAAAATTGATCCGGCCATGATAAATGATTTACCAGATCTTGGAATAGCACCAACCAATACACCTGGTTTTTTTTCATTTATAATTAAATCATTGATTGTATCAATAAATAGTTTCTGATGAAATCTTGGAATGAATGGTTGTTTTAGATTTTTTAGATAATTAGTTTCAAAATTCTGAATATCTTTACTTGTTGCAAAATAATTATACTGAGACAATAATTCCCTTAGTTTGAAATAATATTTATGAAGATCTTGTGAATCGTAAATATTTTCATATTTACCACCTGGACTAATATATTTAATTAATATATCGCTTGATGAATTTTGTGCTTCGAATTTGTCAATGACCTCTTTTTTATCTTTTACAAATATACAGACATTGGTCTCACGATCCGTTTGTTTTTGTTTTTCAATAATAGCACATAATTCGGGTATATCATATTCTTTGACTCCTTTGGCCTTTTCATAATATTTTACAGAAATCAGATAAAGTTCTTCTGAATCTTTAGTTGTATTTAAAAATGTAATATCTGAGTAGCCTCCACTGCTACCACTTCTAACGCCGCCTTGTAAATATTCATTTTCAAACTTGACTTTCTTCCAAAAGTCCATATCCTTTGTAACTATATCATTATTAGCATTACCTTCCCAATGCGTTGTAAAGTCATCTTCATTTGGTTTTAATGTTAAATCTGTTAATCCAAATTTAATACATATATCCCATAATCTTTCATAATAAAATCCTCGGGTAGATTTATCTATTATACCATCACCATCTGAATCTTTATCAGGTTCAAACTTTATTTGTTTTAATATATCTTCAAAATTAGAATATTTACTAATCTCTCTAATAAAATCTAATATTGTTTGAGATTTGATTGCTTTCATAGTTTGTTTTATATTGCTCTTTTTAATAATAATTTTATTAACTAAATCTTCTTTATTATTATAATTATCTTCAAATTCAGGATAACGTTTAATAAGGAAACTTACGTCTGAAGACATGAACTCTAATCTAAATATTTCTACTTTTTGTTTGTGTGTATTGGAACTTATATGTTCATCATGGTGTTTTTTCTGTTTAGATTGCTTTCCGCAGATTTCACACTTCCAGACCATTTATATATATATATATTATAATATATTATTCTTAAATAATTAACTTAAAAATAGTTAATTTTTATTTCAAATTTATTTTTAAAATTATATATTATATTTAATAATCATCCCCTTCATAAACCCTACTCTTTCTTTCTTTATAAACAATTTTTTCTTTATATTTAATAACTTCTTTAATTTCCGGTTTCACTCCTAATATATCTATAATTTCTTTAATCTGATTTTTATTTAATAATTTTTTTTTTTGTAATAATGATTTAATCATTACATAAATATATAATGGGAAATCATTACTTTCTTTTATAAGTTTTAGTATTTCAGCGATAAAATAATTCTCATTTATAGGGATATTAGAGTCATTATCATTATTATTATCATTACAATCGAATAAATCAAGAATATTATCCATGTCTGCCATTATTTTATATATGTAATATATATAAATGAAATTAGACTTAAATAATATTATCAATACAAAAGTATTATTAATTGCTTTATCATTAACTATATTTATAAAATATGTTACAGATAAGAATATTGAAGAAAATATTATAATAAAAATGTAATATAAATATATATATATATGAAAGAATATTTAAAATATTTTATATCAATATTAATAGGCATTATAATGGGATGTTTCTTATATGGTAAGTTTGATAATGATTTAGTTATAGTCAGTTTAAATTAATTAGTTTAAATTAAAATTTTTTAATGAATAATTAAATTATAAAATGGAAAATCGTGGTGGAACATCAATAGAGGAATTAATGAGAGGTGGTGGACAAAATTCCAATATGGATGAAGATGATGATGTTGTCAATTCAATTTTAAATGAAATAAATTCTGATAAAGAGCAAATGGTGAATGCTCAACAACAACAGCAGCAACAACAACAACAACAACAACAACAACAACAGCAACAACAACAGCAACAACAACAACAACAGATGGAAAAAGTTAAACAGCAACAAATGCATGAGCAAATGATGAGAAAACAAATGGAAATTGAAAAAATCCAAGGCCAAGGGAAAATTAGAATGGATATCGGAGATCAGCACGGTAATAAAAGTATTTGTGATAATACATCATTATTAGATGAATTTAAAAGTTCAATTATATTTTTTATAATATTTATGTTACTAAATTTAACACAAGTAAATACTTTAATATGTGATGCATTATCTATAGAAAATAATAATATATATATATTGTTAAAAACATTTGTGGCAGCTGTTATATTTTTCTTTGTTAATAAATTAGTACATAAATATGTCTAAGAATTTTGTAATTGAGCCTTTCCGTCAGAAATTTGTAAAATACCATAATTTATTGCAAATATTCTCAGATCGGGGTTCTCACCACCATCTTTCAGTCTCAGGTCTAATTTAATTTTATTAGAAGTCTCCAATGTAGAAACGCATCCGGATGGTTGAGTAAAATTAGTGGGGTCAATTGAAAATGGAATCATCGCAATGCTATCTAGTTGACCTAATGAACCGGAAGTCGGTGGTCCAAGGTCACGCCCGCAGCCAATAAAATATTTATTAATATTCAGTTTTGTAAAAATTTCTGCAGGTACCCCGTCGGTACCCCCGGGATATATAGAATTCCCATCCACACTAATATTTAAGTAAGTGAATTTCACCGCTGTAGGTGTGGTGCGTGATGTGTGCATGCCGTGCGGGACGGCAATGGTGGCGGCCGCTGGTTCACCTACTAAAAATAAATATTTACATAACTTAAAATGGGCGGATATATTCGGATTCATGCTATCGATTTTGGCATGGATTATATCCTCTGTCAAATAAGTTAACTGACTAGTTAAAAATCTACTTTTTTCAGCCGTATCTAATTGTATTAATTCTTGTATAAAATTAGATTCAAGAGTGGCCGTTATATTTGCTGCAGTGTCAAAGACATTATCGAACACTTGATATTTGACATTAAAAGTAATATCTTCATTTCTTAAAGATAATAAAGGTATGGCTAAACCATAATCTTTCATAAAACTAAATTCAGGTATTGTATAGAAATATTCAGTCTCGATGACACCCGGGGTGTGTGAGTCAGTGAAGTCGGCCGCGGTCAAAATCATACCCCTAACTCCACCAGATAATGTAGTATAATTATAATGAGATCCATTTTTACAAGATATAATATTATTGTCTAATTCCAAACACGGGGCACAAGTGTAATGGGAGGCACTGGTTCCGCCATCTACGGTTAATGACATTTGATTTTCCAATTCTGCCTTTACTTCTTGGAATATCCCATTCGATTTAAATATCCGTTTATTACCACTTATATCTATTGATAAACCATCGTCATCATCTGCATCTATCATATTAGACCCCAAATTTGCATATATCGTACATACGGTGTCCGTGCCCGCCGCCCCCGGGTCCATTTTAAATGTGTATTTATTTTCAAGATAAACTTTCGATAATAAATCATCTGATCCGGTTTGGATTTTGTGCTTTGCCGGCGACGCCGGTGCGATATCTTTATTCGGTACCTGCCTTAAATATTTGCTGAAATTTGTATGTTTTCTGTATACACTTTTAAAAAAAGTAATATCAGGATTACTTATAAAATATTTTTTCTCAAACTCACCAGGTTGTGTTATTAAACTAATAGTTCCTATAGACCCCGATGGCATAATATATATATATATATATATTATAAAAAAAAGATTAATCAAACTCATATCGTATTTCCATATCAGATATGCGTAATAGATAATAACATACTGTATATATATTGACATTTAGTTCGATATTGGCGTTATCAATTTCCAACAATATAGAATTATTACTTGGACTAATGCATCCGGATGGTCCTTCTGTATTTTTCAAAGAAAAATCTATTATACCTACCTTATCATCTATAGTATGTCGCTTATTATCATATTTGGAGTAAATACATCCTTTGAATTTATTTAATATTTCTACTTTGGAGAAGAATTCGTGATGAAATTTATCTGAAAACATTGAAGCATTACCTACAGATACATTATATGTAAGTGTATTTGACACCCTATCTTGGCCATCAGGCACGCTTATAAAAATTTGTTTTATTGGGTGTTTAGTTAAAGTATTAATATGTATTGGGGTGCCGGTCGCGGTCGGAAATGGTCCGTCCTTATTAACTCTTTCATATAAATAGTATAACCTTGTGGTTTTAAATCTTTTAATTTCTTCATCAGATAAAAATATATATTTAGATACAGCAGAATATTTAAACGCCTTTATTATATTTTCTGCTTCGCCCAGTTTACCAAAATCCTGATTAGGATCACGGGAAATCAATAGTTTTAGCTGTGTTGTCTTCTGATTGAAAGCACACAATGGAATAGCCGTCCCTGTGGATTTGGAAAAGCCAAATGGTAACGGTATAATAGCATCCATGATTTTTATAGGGTCGGTGAAATCATGACGTGCAGTCACGCCTCCGCACAATGCCATATTTTGAAAATTATTTCCATTATTACAAGTCAACTTTCCGTCGTCCAAAGTATAAGTTGACTCCAACGGTTTAGGGTTATTTAACATAGCATTGAAGTTTATATATTCTTTATCTAATTTGTCAAAAATGATAGGACGGGGTATTATATTACATGTTATGCTCTTGATTAAATGTAATGCTATATCATCGGGGGGGGCGAAGACATATCCATCACCGCCGCCTCTGAATCGAACTCGTAGTGATATATCACATAATAAATCAGCTGCACATCCCAAAGGTATGTTTATTTGGGCACCTCCAGCGTCGTCCGCCCCTTTGAAATTCCCGTCCCCCTCGGCATCTTCTTCTTTATAATCAATACTAAATTTAGTATGTTTTCTATAAACACTTTTAAAGTATGTTATACTTGGATTTGAAACAAATGTAACATTTTCATTATTTTTAAGAATAATAGAAGAACAACTTGACATATATATTTATAATTTATTTTATTTACAAAACTATAACTAAAAATAAGATATACCAGCTTTGCCATTAACTATTCTCAAAATATTGTAATTTATAGCATAAATATTTGTTTTTTTATATTTTTTTTCGTCGGCATCCGATCCGGAATGGCCTCTTTCAATTTTAATATCATCAATATTCGAAAAATTACACGTGCCGCTGGGAGAGGTATCTGTAGGATTTAATGCAAATGAATATACTGCTATACTATCTGGAACAGATATACACCCGCCCTTATGGTGTTTATAAACATTTTCTCTAGTAAAATATTGTAATGGTCTGGGTTGACATCTATCAGTTGAATTAAATTTTATTTTATATGTTACATAATCGAGGCAATCAGGAGTACTGGGTCCTAATAGACCTTGTACAAATTTACCATGTCCAATGGGACCGGCGGCGGGGAGGGACGCGACGCCTAAACTAAAGTTGGCGGCTCCGAGGTTGTGTCCGCCACCATATAAACAATCATTATCACGTGTATTCCCAAAAACCCACCTCACACCTGATGGCTCTGCATAAGTACCATTATTTAAATACTGCACTGTCTCCGAAATTGAGGCGGCCTCGGGGGTTCCTGTCGCGGCGTCGTAGCTGGCCGCCTCCGGCGCCGACGTTATATTGGACTTTAAATATGGTTGTCCAGTCCATATTAATTCTTTCACTGGGTGCTGAAAAGAAGAAATATCTATATCCTTTTTTTTTTGACCATTTTCATATGTAAATTGTAATTGTTCTATTAAATATTCGTGAGAACTTTGTGAAAATCTTTTTCTTTCCATATTATCTAAATATATATATGTAACTGAAATATCTACATTAAAACTAAATTTGTTCGTTGATGCCAATATAGGGGTAAGAACGACGTCCCCCCCCTCCGCCTCATAAACATTGCCGATTTTGCCCCACGTCCCATCGACGTCATCATATGTTATGGAGGCGACTGCATCTGCATCTGGATCAAAAGCCCAATGGGCATCCGTTGTTGTAGAAAATTGCATATATAATTCTACATCTGTGCTTTTATGTAAAGCACATAATGGTATTGCCAAACCCGGTGATCTACAATACCAAAAATTTAATGGTACAGTACACTCGCCTAATATATCTACGCCCGGTGGTCCTGCGGAATCCACCCTTCCGCGACAATAAGTACCACCACACTTAGACATCCTCTGAAAATGCGTTGGGGGATGTCCTAATCCATTCATAAGTTGAGTTGGGGATACTTTTACCTCGGCAGCGGCGGCCGCGTTATGGGCTATATGGTATAGAGATGAATCTTCAATCCTACCCAAATTAGTAATAGTTGAATTTGGATTTTCTTGATTTAATTCATGATATACTTCTAGATAGTGGCCATATGTTTTATCAATTTCCCTAGAATTAATATGAAAAGCAATATTATCTATAACTGCCGTAGAAACATTTCCTATACCATTACCGCAATATGTTTTATTTCCTTTTAATATATAATTTGTTCCGTACAATAAATCACCTGTGCCCGTTGGAATTTTAACGGGATATTTATGACCTGCCAATGGTTTAGAAATTGTATCTACGACCATATCCTCCATAGAGAAATTAGTATGTTTTCTGTATACTGATTTAAAGAAAGTAATCGAAGGATTACCAGTGAGAGAAGCATCAATATTACCTCTTGCTACAAGTTGAATTTGATTTCCAGTACCAGATCCTACCATTCTATATAATATATATAAATATTATTTTAATAATTAATTAACTTGTTATATCATCAATAGGTTGATTATATTAAATTATCATATTCATCAATATTAATTAATACTTGATCATTTTTAGATTTCAATATTGGCGGTATATCATATTTATTTAATTTACCATATTTTAATAAATATAATGAACATACTAATGGAGAGATTGTTATCCCATTCAAACAATATACATAAATATTATTTAATTCAATATTATTATGAATGTTCTCTGTTATTTTTCCTATAACATTTTTCATTGAATAAATATTATATGTTGATAATGGTACATTGATATATGAAACTTTTTTATCTATTTTAAAATTACAATCTGTTAAATTTATAATAATATTTATATCATTATCTGTAAAAAAATTTGGATTTTTTAATGAATCAATATCTCCAAACCATAATCCTGAAATAATTTCTGTTGGCATATTTAAATTATTATAAAAAAAATATTATTATTATTTCTTTTTTTGTTTTTTTGTTTTTTAAGTTTTTTGTTTTTTCGGTTCGAGTGATTTAAGTTTGATGGAATGAACCCAGGTTATTTTTTTTTGATGGACATTTTAAAATGTTGCGTGCAGTAACCACAAGGGGAATTATATGAGGACCTTTTACACTGCTCACCTGAAAACTTAGTAATTTGTTTGCATTGAGCAGGAGGAATTGGAGACTTACCAGTAGAAGTCGGCCAAGTATTGGCAAATTTCGATTTCTTGGGTCCTTCTCCCGCCTGTCCTATTGATTGGTAGACATTATCTATTTTATGCAATGAAGGGCAAATATATTCGCCATTTTCTTTCCAATTCTTAGCGTTCGCTCCTCTTTTTTTCAGTTTAGATCCGACCGTAAATTGTTGGATATAATTTTCATCCCGGTATATTTTTGCTAAAAAGGTGTTTGCTTTTGACTCGTGACAATCTGTACCTTTTTTTTGAAAGAGGTTTGATTGTTCCTTGTATCTCAATATGTCATCACCTTTGATGATCCAGTCTTCATTTGGGAGTTTTGAGTTTTTTTTGGACGTCTTTTTTAGAGAACTAATGGGTTCAGTGGTTTCGATAGAGGCGGTGTATTTTGTGTTAACGATGACCTTGAAAAGTTTGCGGGTACCATTCCTGGGCGTATTAAGACAATCATTTGTGGTATTGTTGCGAATACCCGAAGGTATAAACTCTCCTCCCACAATGCTGCCATCTTCGGTCCTGATAGACTTCCGGGAATCAGAAACAGATATAACACGTGCTACTACTTCCCGCTTAGTAGATCCGCGCCCCATGTTGTATGAGACAAGGTTACCAGGTTCGATGGTATATGGGTCCTTAATTAGGTGGTTGGTATAGGGTTGTGTTGACACAATTACCATTGGTGATGCGAGTGGGGATACCGGTGGAGATGGTATCGAATTATCAAGGACATTGAATAACTTGTCAGCGAAAACATTCATGACGGCGGTATCTTTTGTTTCTTTGAGTATTTTTATGTATATGTTACTGGTTGAAATATATTCAAATCAGTACTTTAATCTGTATGAACTAAATAAAAATTTTCAAATTTATTCAATGAATAAAGATATTTATTATTTAAATATTATATTTATAATATAACCTATAAATATGAAAACAATTTATTATTATCAAAGTTTCTGTGGATTAGAAAAACTATATTCACATATTCAAGATATTGATACAATTATATTATCATCTATTCATTTTTCCTCATACAAAAATGACCCATATATTCATTTGAATAATTATGATCCGGATTCACCAAGATTTGATAATGTATGGATAGAATTACAAAAAGTATATGAACAAGGAGTTGAAATAATATTAATGGTTGGTGGTGAAGGTGGTGCTTATGGTGCTTTATTCAGTAATTTTGATTTATATTATCCGTTATTATTCAAACTTTTAAGAAAATATCCATTTATATCTGGTATTGATTTAGATATCGAAGAAGGTGTGAATATTAATGATGTAAAAAAATTAATTGATACATTAATTAAAGATTTCGGAAAAGACTTCACTATAACTATGGCGCCTGTAGCAGATTCGTTAATGACAGATGGTTCCAGCATGGGTGGATTTTCATACAAAGAATTATATAATTCTAAAGAAGGCAAATATATTAAATGGTTTAATACTCAATGTTATAATTCATATACATTAGAAACATATGATAGTATTATAAAAAATGGATACCCACCTGAAAAAGTTGTATTCGGTATGTTAGGAGGAGATTATGATGATTTTAATACATCATTAGAAGAAGTCAAAAAAGTTAAAAAAACATATCCAAAGATGAAAGGAGTATTTATATGGGAATATATTAATTCACCACCAGATAAGAATGATCCTTCGCAATGGTGTAAGATGTTGAAAGGAATTGATTAATCACTCTATTTTAAAATATATTATTTCACCATCTTTTAATGTTATAGAAATATCTAAACCGTATTTATTTAATTTAACCATTTTAATAAGTTCTATCATAGTTTTATTGGCGTCCTTCCCTTGAATAGACATATTTAAATCTTTATTCCAATTGTATCCATTTAATCCTTTTTCGTCAGACAATTTACAATTGAATGTTGTATTTTGTAACATTTTTTGAGTTGGCATCGATTTCCATATATCATTTAATATGGACCTGTATCTATTTTTATTAGATATAATATTTTCATAATTTTTAACTTTACATTCATTTATATTAGATGATGTTAAACATAATTTATTTAAATCTTCTTCTTCTATACATATTTTTTTCGGAGTAAGTATTAATTCATCATTGATTATTTCTTGTGTGTACCTCGAAATATTAGGTATTCTAATAATATCAACCATATTTATAAAAAAAATATATATTATTATATTTATTCAAATTTAGTATTAGTGGGTTTTTACCATACATCTGAATCTTTCCAGGAATTAGCCCAATTATCTTTGAATGAATATTTATCATAATATTTTACAGGTAAAACTCTGATTAGATCATCATCATCAATTTTAATAGGTTCACTTATAAGTTTTTTATTTAATATGTATTCATTTACCTTAGGATCATTCGTAGGTTCTATGAAGTGTGTTTTACTATCTAAATTACCATATCTTTTATTATATTTTGAATAAAATGGTATGTGTTTTGTTTTACCACTATCTGACTTTTGACCAAGCATATTACGCCTTTTAAAACTGGATCTGATTTTGTCCTGCATATGAGGATTATGATTCAAAGATCCAGTATTACCTGTATAACCGTTGAACCCATTATATTTATCGTAATTATATCCGTGAATTTGTGAAACAATCTCCAGAATAAATAGAATGTAAATGATAAAGTTCATTGTATTAGATATTTGGAAGTTCTGTATAATCTAAATCAAATTTATAGTAAATTTGAAATATAGTTATAAGAATATTAAACAACATTATGAATATTATGAATATCATGCACATCTTGAAATATCTGACATTATTGGTGCCAAGTATTTGTGTATCAATTCCGATGGAACCTTTCTTATTTGCCGATATGAAACCTACTAATTATATTATTGAAAATGATATTCAAGAATCAAAAGTAATATTACAATATGAAGAAGAAAATACAGTAATGGACGATATAAAAGATAAACAATTTTGGATTGATTTACATGAAGAAGAAAATACAGTAATGGACGATATAAAAGATAAACAATTTAGGGATGATTTGTATGAAGAAGAAAATACAGTAATGGACGATATAAAAGATAAACAATTTTGGATTGATTTGTATGAAGAAGAAAATACAGTAATGGACGATATAAAAGATAAACAATTTTGGGCTGATTTTCAAAAAT